ATTAGCTTTTTAAGCCTTGCGCTAGACACAGCAAACAATCCTTCCCCCTCAGGTGTATGTAGTTTATAGATGTAGTACGCTGCTTCACTTCTATCTATGCCCGAAGGCTTACCACGGCACTGGAACTCTACTGCTACGTTACCTGTTCTTTTGCACATAAAGTCTTCTTTAACTTCAATCAATACGACATCGCCACTCTTTAGTTTTACTTTTATATCATAGCGGTAATCGTTGTTTAGTTCTATTACTTCATGGCCTTCATCAGAAAACCACTGAGCTACCTGCTCCTCTGTCTTAGCAGCTAGAAGAAGGTCTTGCTCAAAGCTGTAGTGAACCACGAAGCCTAATCATCCCAGGAGCCACAGATAATAGCTCTGTCAGTGTAATAGGTAGCCATAGACTCAAAGTAAGCTATCATGTGTAGATGAAGGCTTGGCCCTCCGAACAAGAAATAACACATAATAACAGGGAGAGCTAATAGCGAGAGGCTATCTAACACTCCAGCTAAACGGGATGTCATATTCGGTGAAGTATCTAAAGCCTTGCTTCTCGGCCCATTCGCCATGTGTGAATTTTGTTCCATCTCTTCTCTTCCTCGCTCCTGGCATGGGAGTCTTCGGGTTGTAGAATATAAAAACAAGTTCGTCATGTTTGCTTAGCCCTTCTGCTATGTCCACGTACTTCCTAGCTTCTTGTCTGTCCCTGAACCTACCTTTGGCTTCTATGTAGATAGTGTTCTTGCCATCGTGGTAGATAAAGTCAGGGAGGTAGGTCTTGTACTGGACGTACTTAACAGTGTCGGAGTGACACTTACAGCCTTTGAGCTGCTTGTGGTGGAGGTCATATTCGAACCAGCTATCGTAACCTTTGGGTGGTCTGCCAGTTCGCTTCTTCTTTTTATTGGGCTGCTTCATTCGGTGGAGTCCATATCTCTTCCGGCTTGCGCCTGAGCCATAGCAGTCTCGCGTTCTCAATCACACGCTCCTCAGACTCGTGGAGTTCAACACACTTATCATACATCTCCTGTTCGGTTAATCCTTCCAGTAGCTTCAGAGACTTCTTATCGCCTATGCCGTTGATACCCATGATGTTATCTATCCTATCACCCATGAGTATCTGCCTGTAGAAGAACAGTAGTCCTTCCTCTGGTGTTACATAATACTTTTGTTTCTTGACGAAGTTGTAGTGCCAACCAGGAACTTGGTCGAAGTCTTTGTCTACGCTACAGATAATGCAGTCATCGCCTAGCTCACTAGCTTTAATAGCGATGGCATCGTCAGCTTCTTCGCCCTCTGATACGATAGCACCCCACTCTCCCTCAAGAGCTGCCCTGATGAAGTCGATTTGCTTTGGCTTTTCCTTAGGGCGGTTGCCCTTGTAAGGAGCTGTGGTGGCTATGTCGTTACGGTAGTTGGTACGCCCTGTGAGATAGAGCTGGAAGTCTTCAAAGTCGGAGGAGAGTGCTATGATAGTGCAGACATAGCTATGTAGTACATCGAGCAAATACTCTGCTGATTTATTTTCTTCTTTTTCCGCAGCGTATCCTATTCGATAGCATATTATATCTGCATCTATAAGTATCATAACCTCTCCTCCTTAGCTTTGAACTATAGAGCTACTTCTTCAAGCTCCATAGCTGTGGCTGGGCCTTTGTCTCCTGACTCTCCTGAAGACTCATAAGGAATCAGGTCAGTGATGAAGAACTTAAGCATCTTAGGTGACCTGCCTTTGTTGTTTCTCCAGTCGTAGTAGGTAATCATAGCCCTAGCTTTAGAGCCATTACCTACCTTGAGACCATCGTCCTGGTATATCTCATCTATCTTATCACCTGCTGAGTTAAACGCGATGAGAGGATAGTCAGACTTACAGGTAATAAACTTACCTTTCTCTGGCTGCTTATCGTTATCATTGACGTTCAAGCCTACGCTCTTGAGCTTCTCACAAGCAGCGTCTGACAGGTTACACAAGTCCACTGAATACTTATCGTTCATATTCTTGTGGTTTAAGAATGCCCAGTAAATGTCGGCATTTAGAACTATATTGTCCATATTGGTTTCCTCGTTTGTAGTACTACAGTATGTATGGTAAGTCCATAGGTAGGCTTTGTCAATGGGTGTCTGCCCATGTCTTGCCTATCTTGAACTCTCCATCTAAAGGGCAGTTAAGCCCTAAAGTCTTTCCAGCTTCCCTGATAGCGTAGACTGCTTGGTATCCTACAGCCTCTCCTGCCCACTCAGGAACCTCTATCTGCCACTCATCATGTACGTTAGCAACGAACTTGTAAGGTAGCTTGTGTGTCTGTAACGCCCTGTCCAGGATAACCAGAGCTTCTTTCATAACGATAGCTCCTGCTCCCTGTAGCAGAGTGTTGAGGCTAGAGTGCTTAGACCTTACAGTCAGCTTCCTGCCATCTAGCCCGTCTAATAGTTTAGTCTCAGCCTTTGCCTCTATCCTCTGGCGTAGCTTACGCAAAGCTGGAGTGTTCTCTAAGAACTCTTCAATCAGCTCAGTGCCTAGCTGATGTGAGCCTCCTACTATCTGTCCTATCTTGGTTGGCCCTGCCCCGTAGAGGAAGGCATAGATAAACGTCTTAGCCTGGTCTCTGGTAGTTAGTCCTGCTGCCTTCTGATTAGCTGTGTGTATGTCACCAGACAGAACTTCGTAAGTATATTCATCATCGTCCATGTAGTGAGCAAGCATCCTAAGCTCTAGCCCACTAGCATCAGCACCTACCAGCACGTTACCTTCGTCTACAGTCCAGCACTCTCTGCACTCTCTACCGAAGGGAACATTGACAGCAGGGACTTGAGCCATGTTCGGACTGCTATGAGTCATGCGCCCAGTAACTGTACCATTAGTCCTGACCCTGCCATGTACTCTGCCTTCTCTAGTAACTACCTTCATCCAAGACTCTACCTGAGACTGCCTCTTCTGTAGCAACAGGTAGCGATTAATCATGTTGCTCTCTGGTGTGTTGACCTCAGCTAAGACTTTCTCGTTGATGATGAGCTGACCCTTCTCAGTCTTTGCCTTCAGCTTAACACCTTTGCTCTGTAGCCTCTTAGCTATCTGCTGACGAGAGCCTATGTTGAACTCTTCAATGTGGTCTTTAAGTTTCTTCCCTGTCTTCTCACTGGTTCTTGGTGTGATGATAGGAGGGAATATCTTACGTAGCTTCTCTGTGATGTCCTTCATCTCCATCGTCACAGTTACGATGATGTCGTTAGCTTTGTCTACGTCTAGCTTGAATCCATTAACTTCCTGCTGCTTGAGGATGTAGGCTACATCATGCTCTAAGTCGATAGACTGCTGACTGAACTTCTTGAGAGATAGCTTCAGTCTTTCGTGTAGCTTAGCTGTAAGAGCTACGTCTTGGATACAGTAACGTACCATCTCATCGCTGAGTCCAGCATCGTAGTCATGGAAGTCTATCTTAGGAAAGTTTAGCCTAGCACCCCAGCAGTCTAGGCTATGCTGTCTCTCATCTGCATGAGCTAACCTGGACAGTATCAGGGTGTCTGTAATCTTATCTCTAGGTATCGTGATGTCCCAGACTTTCTCTAGCACAGGAGCATCAAAGCCTATGATGTTGTGGCCTACTACCTCATCAGCTAAGTCGATAGCTTCTTGTAGTCCGTGACTCTCAGTAAAGACAGTAGAGTCATCGTCTTGTTGTGTGACACAGCACCAGATAGTATCGTGAGCTAAGTTAGTCTCGATGTCTAGGTACAGTGTGCTATGACTCCCAGTCATTCCTTATCTCCTCCTCGTCTGCTGCCTCCCGTAAGTCTTCTCGGTCGATAGCGGGTACGTCATCTACGATATAGCTATAGCATTCGTTACATAAATCTAAATATTCTAGTGACTCAGCAGACTTCCTTGTCGCTTCATAGTCCGTTAGTATTTTGTCACAAGCAGTACATCTCAAAGTTCTTTACCGCACCTAGCACAGATGAACTCATCCTCCGGTGTGTACATCAGGTTCATGTTATCGTGAAGCCCTAAAAGGCACTTAAGTTTTCCCCATAGCTTTAGCATTGTACTCCTCCTTCCTCTAGTATTTCATCAATGTCGTGCTTACGTAGAAAGATAGGTGTTGTACTTCCTACCCAAGAACCTAGCACATTAAACTCAAAATACTCTATAGCTTCTTCGTCTGTCATGCCTTGTTCCATAAGTATATCTATACACCTATCAGTGTCGTAGACAGCTACGTCTTCGGAGCAGCTTCTACTTCCTGTCCCTATGAAGGCTTTATTAAACCCGTCTGCTATCAGCATTGTCTACCTCCTTTATTTCACTCATCCTACCCGTAACAGAGTCGTAGTGTAAATTACAACACGGCCCTGTCAAGCCACTAAATCTATTCTTGAGGACTCTGAGCTTCGTAGTGTTACGCTCGAACACATCTTCAGCCTGAGCATTCCTCTCCAGTCCAAGCACAATATCACTGAGCTGTGCTATAGCACCTGAGCCTCTGAGCTGTGACAGACTGACCACTGCACCTTCCTCGTGTCCTTTGCTGTCTGGTCTCTTGAGGTGACTGACAGCGAACACGGCACAGCCTGTCTCTTCCACTAGCATTCTGAGTTTAGTCATCACCTCGTCCAAAGCCTTACGCTCATCACCATGCCCCTGGCTAGAGACAATCATTGTGATGTGGTCGAGGATTATGTACTTGCACTCCAGAGCCTTAGCCATGTGGCGTATCCTAGCCATGACGTTATCGACTCCCAAGCTACCCCAGTGGTCAAAGAAGTGGAAGCGTCCACTGGACATCGTAGCATCGAATGCTTCCTTCCTCTCCTGCTTCGTAGCCTTGATGTCAGGCAGATGCAGAGGCTTGTTAGCTGACAGAGACATGATGGACTCTACTGTCTTACGAGTAGATTCCTCAAGCATGAGCATACCTATATTGTCCTCTGTGTTCTTCATAATGTGGTAGGTAATCTCACGAAGGAACTGTGACTTACCTAGTCCACTACCTGCTGTGATGGTGACTAGCTCACTGAGCCTAATGCCATAGGTCAGGTCGTTGAGTGCCTCGTAGGGATACTGTAGCTCTGCACCTTTGAGAGGCTTGGATACTTCTGACCAGAGAGAAGCTCCGTTGATGATGCCGTCAGGCACGTACTTCTCTGCGCCCCACCAGACAGTCTCGAACTCCTGCTTCTTGTTAGCTGAGAGATAATCGCAAGCGTCCTTCATACCCTTGAGATGCTTGACTACCTTAGCCTTCCCTCCGAACAGCTCCGCTACTTCCTTGGATGCCTTCTGTCCTGGCTCGTCACTGTCAAAGCAGATGATGATACCGTCAAAGCTATCGAGGTATTCGTAGTTATTCTTGCAGTCTCTCAAAGCACCCGAAGCTCCTGAGCGTATCGACACAACAGGCCACTTGCTACCTGTTAGCTGATACACAGCACACGCATCGAACTCTCCCTCTGTGATAGTGATGTACTTGGAACTCCCTGCTCCAAAGAGATGCTGTCCAAAGAGCAGAGTCTTCTGGAAGTCTCCTGCTGTATGGAACTTCTTGTCAGGGTGTCTGACCTTTGCAGCTATGGGAGTGATGTCTGAGTCCTCACCGTAATACGCAAAGTAAACCTTCCCTGGCGTTGACATAACACCAAAGGTCTTGGCTGTTGCTACTGTGATGTTCCTCTCTGCTATGCCTGAGTAATCACCAGTGGTGAGGATATTCTGAATGTCAGTGAAAGGTTGCTTCGGTATCCCTTCCTCCGTTGATGGAGGCACGAATACTGGAGGGCTATCCTCTGACTTGAAGTGCGTGTTACATGAGAAACAGAAAGCTCCTCCGTCATCATAGTACGTCTTCGCATCTGAGGAGCCACACGATTCACATGGCTGATGTGTTTCCCTATAGTTACTTGGCATTTCTAGT